CATTTTCGTGCGCAGCCGTTGCGCGATCGTCATAGCTTCGACCCGGCGTATTAAAGGAGGGCGAAGTGTATTGCCTGTGCTAATTCGGTAGCGTATTATCATGGCTAATTACAAACCGCATTGGTGGACCAGATGACCATCGCACAGATGTTGGCCGATTTGGCTGATCAAGGCTGGAGCCAGGCCCGCATTGCAGAACAGTGCGGGACCACCCAACCAACGATATTTCGAATTACGAAGGGTGGTGACACCCGGTACGAAGTAGGCAAGGCAATCGAAGCGCTTCACCGGAAAGTTACCAGAGCGAAGCGTAAAGCCGCTTAACCCATTCCTTATAACCCCAGGAGCAGCAACACATGTACGCCAACCCAAAACATCTACACGACCGAGAGATCAAGGTCCGCGTCGACGAAGACACGTTCGACCTGATCCAGGCGCTGGCGAAATACCACCGCACTCAGCGTGCGGTGCTTTGCCGAGAACTACTCGAAGCCCAACTGGCGGCACTGGTTGCTGATGATACCGCTGAGATCGATGTGGCCTGAAGGCCCTGAGGAGGCTTTATGCCTATCGAAGAGGTGACGCTAGGCCGGCGATACATGGACCGGCTTCAGCTTGAGGCGGAGCGCCGGGGCATGACTCTGGAGGATCTCGCCGCAGAGCTGATGAACAAGGAACTGGCAGAGCGTACGAAGCTGCCAGTTTCTCGCGGAACGGTAGCTTCGTTTCGCAGAAAGGCCTGAACAGGCCCTGAAAAGTCCGAATCACAGACACAAAAAAGCCACCGTACGAGGGTGGCTAATTCGCTGAAGCAGTTGACGAGGAAGATTATGACCACAGTAGTTTCAATTGACAAGTCCAGGGGGTTCACCCGTATGGACAACGAAGTGCTTGAGGCCCTCATAGGGGCCGATCTGTCTGCCCGGGAGTACAAGGTTGCCTTGGCTGTGCATCGCCTCACAGCGGGCTACAACACGCCTTCCGTGAAGGTAGCTGCGCTGTATCTCTCGAAGATGATGTATAGCGACGACGCGAAGGCTGAGGCTGAGCGTGCCAACGTATCCCGGGCAGTCAATTCTCTGATCCGTCAGCGTGTACTTTTCCGTGCTGGTGGTAGCCGCGACCCTATCGGTTTTGCCCCGGTTTCTGAGTGGAAAATCGACGCTAAATCCACTGTGTTGAAATCTACACAGAGTGTAGAAAAACACACTGCCACTGTGTTGGAAATTACACACATAAAAGAAAGAAATACAAATACCAATGCTTACGCATTGGAAGTCGACGCAGCCGCTTCGACCCCCACCCCGAATCCAGTTTCTGCTCAACCAGCCAAAACCGAATCCGCCGACAAGATTCCCTACGAGCAAATCCGCGCCCTGTACAACCAGATCCTTGGTGGCAAGCTCTCCCGCCGCATGGGTCTGAGCGAATCCGACCGCAAGCGTATCCGCGGCGCCTACAACCTGAAGCTCGAGGGTGAGTTCATCGTCCGCCAGCAAGGCCTGGTGTTCTGGGAAGGCCTGTTCAACGACGCCCTGAACTCCGATTTCCTGCTCGGGCTGAATGGCCGCGGTTGGCGTGCAGACTTCGAATTTATGACTCGCGCTTCGTCCATCCAGAAATTCCTGGAGGGCAAATACGATGCTGCCTGAGCGCCCGCTGTTCTCCATGGAAGCCGAGCACGGCGTGCTGGGGGCCCTGATGCACAGCCCCGAGCACTGCGAAACCATAGGCTCTCGCCTGGATGCCGCCCACTTCTACCACGAAGACCACGCCGTCCTGTACGCAATGATCCTTGGGTGCCATGCCAAAAAGATCCGGCCCGACTCGGTGGCCCTGTCAGAAATCCGCACTGAGTTGCCCTCAGGCGAGCTGACCATCGTGTATGCGTCCGAGATCATGCGCAACGTGCCCGGCTCAGCCAACATCCGGTTTTATGCGAAGACCGTGGAGCAGCGCTACCACGCTCGCAAGCTGTACCAGGCGGGTGAGCGTCTGATGGAGCTGGCCCTTTCCAAGGGCGAGCTGGCCGAGCAGGTTTCCGAGGCACAAGGGGCCGTCATGGCGCTAGGGAACCGCAGCGAAACGCCTGACGTGCTGACCATGAAGGAGGCCTTGGGCCCTGTCTTCGAGGAAATGCAGGACCGCCTGGATGGCAAGACCTTCAACGGGCAGGAGTTCGGGCTTGAGGCGCTGGATAAGATCGTCCAGAAGCTGCGCCCAGGTAACCTGGTCATCATTGCCGGCCGCCCTGGCACCGGTAAAACCGTGCTTGGAATGAACCTGGCCGACCGCGTGGGCATTCGTCGCAAGGGCGCCGCGCTAGTGTTTTCGCTGGAAATGGCGATCAAGGAACTGGCCAAGCGTTCGCTGGCCTCTGAGTCTGGTGTCCGCCAAGACTGGATTGAATCTGGTGCCGCCGCACGCAACCCCGAAGCTCGCCTGAAGATGGAGTCCGCGGTGTCCCGTCTGAGCACCGCTGATATCCGCATCTGCGACAAGCCCGGCCTGACCTTCAACCGGATCTGCAGCATTGCCCGTTTCCAGCACCGCGCCAAGCCGCTGGACCTGATTGTCGTGGATTATCTGGGCCTGATTGCTTCCGACCCCAGCAGCAAGATTCAGAACCGGAACTTGGAGCTTGGCTCGTACACCCGCGGTTTCAAGGCCTTGGCCAAGGAATTGGGGATTCCCGTGGTGGTGCTGGCTCAGCTCAACCGCGGCATCGAGAGCCGTACCGACCCCAAGCCCAAGATGAGCGACCTGCGCGACTCCGGCGAAATCGAGCAGGACGCGGACGTGATCATCATGGCCCACAGGGACAAGGATTCCGAGCGCGGCCAGAACGGCATCACCGAGGTTGACGTGGTGAAGGTCCGTCATGCCAAGCCGGACGGCTGCCTGCTCCAGTTCCAGGGTGAGTTCGCTCGGTTCGTCAATGCCGCCTACCAGAGCGAAGCACCGCAGGAGCCGCAGCAGGATCGTCCCCGCAAGGCGTCCGTGCGCTCAATGTTCAACCCGCGGGATGCCAAATGATGAATCAGACGGTCTTCGAGCGGGATGGCTACTTGATGCGTTCGTATTCGGAAACGCGCTGGGCAGACATGCTGGACGCCTTACATATCGGCTGGCTTTACGAACCAAGCCTGGTGACTACTCGCCATGGAGCATACCTGCCTGACTTCTACCTGCCGATGGTGGGCATGTATGTCGAGGTAAAAGGCCCTTCGCCTACCCAGGTGGAGCGGGAGAAGGCGCTGGACGCAAGCATTGCCACAGGGGCGCCGGTGATCATCGCCTATGGGGACATGCACATGTCCTACCCCGGCGTGGGCGGCGCACGGCTTGTCTCTTTCGCCGGTCCCCGGGACGTTAGCTACAGCATGTTTGAGCTGCACAAAATCATCCGTGAAGGCCTGGGCGATAGCGCCTACAAGGCCTACCTCCGCGCAGGCAACAAGCAGACGTATACGGGCTGCATGCACGGCGGCGAGATTCTGCAGGACACGTTCATCAACTCCATGGAGCGAAGCACGCGGGAGCGTCACCTGGCGAGTGTGAGCCGTGGGCTGAACGCCAGAAAGCTGGCCCAGCCGAGACAGATGAGCAAGGCGGAATGGGGCCTGTCCCAGGTCGCCGCCCGCATCGCCAAAGCACAGAGGGCAGCAGCATGACCGACCTACACGAAATGAAGCAGGCCGCCGAGGCTGGCAAGTGGGAAGAGCTGAAGCGCGACGCCGAAGCAGCGCTTAAGTGGTCCGACATCGACGATTTCATGGATGTGCAACCGGCCAAAGTTCTGGAGCTGATCGCCGATAACGAGCGGCTGAAGGCTGGATTTAGTGAGCCTGTGCGGTTGTTCTTGGATGCCGCTGAGCAAGCATGCGCGGCACAGCGTGAACGCGACCAGCTCAAGGCCGAAAACGATCGTTTGAAGGCCGACGCGAAGTTGTTCATGGATTCAGATCTTGTGTGGCAAGGCGCACGCGAGGCAGAGGCGGAGATTATCCAGCTCAAGGCCGAGAACGAAGCCCTGCGCCGGATCATCAGCGAGTCTGCCTCAGCCTGCGGTGCTGCCGTGTCGGGTGAGTGCAGCCTGGGGTTTATGCAGAACCTGCCAGGCGAGATCGCTTCGGTGATCAGAACGCTGCGCAAGGATGCTGAGCTAAATGCCCAGCTTCAGCGTGCATCTGAAGAGCTGCCCGGGGCCTGGAGTATCGAGGTCTGTGTGGAGCGCGGGTCCGGCTGGGTAGACGTGTTCGATGATGACGGCGCCAAGGTTGAATTTGATGGCGAGGGATCATTCGCAAACCGGGTTTCCGACGCGATTGAACTGGCCAAGGAGAGCTTCCAATGACCGCCCAAGCTGAAAAGCCGGTGTATTGCTCGTTTTGCGCCAAAAGCCAGCACGAATTGGAAGGGGCGATGATTCAGGGATTCGACGTTGCGATCTGCCAGGGGTGCGTACAGGTCTGCGTGGGCATCATATTCGACCATTCGGCAAATAGGACTAAAGCGGCCCCTGCCGTGGACGCCGAGCAGGAGACCAGCCATGACTGACTCCATCCGAGCCGAATTCAACACCTGGTGGGACCGCCAGCCCTTCAACGCCCAGTTCGAAGACGTGAAGCAGCAGATGGAAAACGTCTGGGTGGCGAGTAGGGAGGGGTGTGTGGTGGAGCTGCCAGCCGATGTAAGCCTGCGCCAGCCTGCCGAGGTTCGCGACATCTGCGCTCAACGGATCAAAAACGCCGGGCTGGGGGTGAAGTCATGACCAACGTGAACTTAGGGGGCCAGGAAATCAAGTTGATCCGGTCCGATATGTTGCCGGCCAGAACAATGGTTGTCAGCCCTGATCTTTACGACCTGCTGGCCGACGATGGGCGTGCGGCCAAGAAAGCCCACGAAGAAACCATGGAGCGGATCAAGGCATTCGATGCGTTGGTAAAGGGGCTGAAGCCATGACCAACGTCATTCACAAGCCCCGTCACTTCTGGTCAGCAGGCTCCGCCCGCATTCGCGACGTTTTCCGCCTGGCCTACCTGTTCGCTACTGAGCTTTCAGCCGAAGGCGCGGTGGAGATCATCGTACGCCCGGTCAAGAGCCGCCGCACCCTGGAGCAGAACGCCAAGCTCTGGGCCATGTTGGGCGACATCTCCCGGCAGGTGCAATGGCCGGTCAACGGCGTCATGCAGTACCTCGACAGCGAAGACTGGAAGGCCCTGATGACGGCGGCCGCGCACCAAGAAATTCGAATGGCTCAGGGCCTCAATGGGGGCGTGGTCATGCTGGGTCGCAGCACCAAGCGCATGACCGTTGCCGAGCTGGGGGACGTGATCGAGTGCATGTATGCGTTCGGTGAGGAAAAGGGCGTGCGCTGGAGCGAGCCGAAGGGGCAGATGCCCGAGAAGTGGGAGCAGGCGGCATGAGCGCTAAGGCTAAATCCTTCGACCCGCTCGTTCGAGGTGACGGCATGCGGTTCACGTCAAAGCGCACTGGCCAGCACACCAAAGGGTCAGAAATTGGGCGGCGCCAAGGACTGTTGGCGGTTATAGAGCGCCTGCCAGGCAGCAAATACCGCTGTAAGTGTGACTGTGGAGGCGAGCGCGTTGTAAGTGTCGGCCATTTCAACGCTGGCACTGCGAAGTGCTGCGGATGCCGTGTCGTGCGCCATGGACACGCTGCCCCAGGCAGCAGGCGCACCCGCGAATACACCAGCTACAACAACATGCTCGCGCGGTGCCACAACCCTGCGAACAAGCGCTACAAGGACTACGGAGCCAAGGGAATCGAGGTTTGTAAGCGTTGGCGCGAAGGCTTCATCAACTTTTTGGAAGATATGGGCCGTTGCCCGGCAGGCTTTCAAATTGACCGAATCGACAACACCCTCGGCTACTTCCCCGAGAACTGCCGGTGGGTCAGCCCGCGTTCAAACATGGCTAACCGCAGCGTTACCAAGGTATGGGTCATTCATGGACAGCGCTTCCTAAGCACCCTTGAAGCTTCCGATGCTTTGGGCCTTCACCCATCAGTGATAAGAGCTCGGTGCTCTGGCAGGACCGCAGCGGGCCGTTATTACCCGCCACTTCCAGGTTATTCGGTCGAGCCGTTCTACGGGGACGCCGCATGAAAGGACGCACCCGCACAGCAGCCGAAAAGCACCTCCACGACCGTCTGGCCTCAGAGGTCGGCTGCATCGCGTGCCGCGCGGATGGCATCCGCAACCTGCACGTCAGCATCCATCACATTAACGGGCGCACCAAGCCGGGCGCCCATAGCGAAGTCCTGCCGCTCTGCGCAGGCCACCACCAAGACGGTACAGGCGCGCCGGGTTTGATTGCAGTTCACCCGTGGAAGCGACGTTTCGAAGCCCGTTACGGAAGTCAGGCGCAGCTGCTTGAAGACTGCCTAGAGATCCTGGCTGAGCGGGAAGCCCACGTATGAACTCAACCAAGGAGACCTTTATGATTTCGCTCGCGATGTGGAATTTAACGATACCTGCCGGCGCCTCGGTCATTCCGACCAAGGTGCTCAATTCCGGCTATCAAGATCCGTTCTTCCAGCGGCAGGCCGACGGCTCGATCACGTTCATCGCCCCCTCAAATGGCGTGAACATCAAGTCCACCAAGAACAGCACGTACCCGCGCTCAGAGCTGCGCGAGACGCTGACCAATGGCGACGACAAGGAAGCGAACTGGAAGCCCGCCAGCGCAGAGATGCACAGCCTGGAAGCCGAGCTGGCGGTTCAGGAGCTGCCCAAGTCGAAGAAGGCGATCATCGGCCAGATCCACGGAGAGACGGATCACCCGCCGCTGAAGATCCAGATCACCGACACCACGATCTATGCCCAGCTGCGCCGCAAGCTCGACGGTGAAGAAGACAAGCCGGTATTGCTCAAGGGCTACACCCTGGGCCAGTTCTTCACCTACCGCTTCGAGATCAGCAAGGACGGCAAGGCCAAGTTCTTCATCAACGGCAAGCAGGTCGTGAACGACACCCTGCCAGCCGACGGCTACCAGTTCGACATGGCGTCCTATGCCAAGGACACCTGGTACTTCAAGGCCGGGATCTACAGCCAGGAGAAGGTTGGCGGCACCGGTACCGGCCGGGCGACGTTCAAGTCGCTGGTGGCGTACCACGGTCCAGTAAAAGCCGCGGCCGAACCTGTACCCACCTCTCCAGTGCCCGCCCCAGCCGAGCAGCCAGCATCCACCACCCCCGCTGCGCGCACCCTGACCACCCTGACCAATGAGGTCGCCCAGCTGGTGGACAGGTTCAAGGCTGGCACCCTAAGTGCCCAGGACGCAGGGAAGTCCATCCAGGACCTGAAGCTCGAAGCCGACAAAGCCTTCCCCAAGGGCGCCGAGCGTAGCGCGTTCTACGACCTGGTAGCGGACGCCAAGGCAGTCGTGAAGGGTCAGGCAGCGCCAGAAGCGCCTGTAACGACGCCAGAGCCGCCGAAGGCCGAAAACCCAGGCGCAGATATCAAAGACGTGCTGTCGCGCATGGAGGACGTGCTGGACGACCTTCCAGAAGCCTCGGTCGCCAAGCTGCGTGAGCTGATCGACGAAGCGAGGAAGCTGGCGGCATGAGTGAACTTCTCCTTCCTTGGCCGCCGGCCGCGTGCAGCCCTAACCAGCGCGTCCATTGGTCCAAGAAGGCCAAGGCCACGAAGCGGTACCGCGCTGACTGCCATCTGCTCGCCAAGCAGGCCGGAATCATCGCGCCTGTGGGCGAGCTGCTGGTGAAGATGGAGTTCGTGCCGCCTGATGCTAGGCGTCGCGATCTGGACAATCTGCTGTCGGCCTGCAAAGGACTTCTCGACGGCATCGCAGACGCGCTGAAGGTAGACGACCGCCATTTCGTCCCTCAGCTGCGCATGAGCAAAGAAACCACGAAGGGCGGCGCTGTGCGCGTCCGCATTGAAGCATTAGCGGGGGAAGCAGCATGAATGAAGTGTCAGTATTGGTTCGAATTCTGTTGGCCGGCTCCGAAGGCAAGACTGCTTCGGCCGCCTGGGTGGATGCCGATCAGGGGGAGGCTGGCTACGGCGGGCTCAGCAGGCAGGAGCGGTTCGAGCTCGATTGCGAATACCGTAGGCATCTCCACCAGCACCTGCTGCCACGGCACTGGGACGCGTTGGTGGCACGCTACACGCTTGATCCCGCCGAGAGAGGGCATTGCATCAAGCGATTGAGCAAGGTCATCGCCACCCACGCACACCCTCATTTCAAGTCGTATGCCGTGATGACTTGGGCAGAACCCCAAAAGCCTGGCCTTGAAGGTAAGCGTTCGAGCGCCGTGCTCCAGGCAGATATCTACGATATGAACCGCTGGGACGACAACAAGGGCACGCCTGAGCGTACCCGCCGGTACTGGCGCGCCAAGATTCATGAGGCCCTGAATGGTGTCTTGGACGAAGGCATCCAGAGCGCGGTGGGGCTGCTCCGCAGGCAGGAACTTTTTCCTCAGATGGCAGCTTGACATCCTTTGCCGCATTGCCGAATATATACCCATCCTGTGATTTCTACGCGTCCATGAGGACGGTCGAGTGCCAGGTTGGGTCTGGAGCCTAGAATGACTCAGATCCATAAGATTCACTTCCTAGAAACATCCTACCTCCCCAGCATTTGCCAGCGCGCCCGCTGCCTGCGTGACGCCGTTGCCGAAAGCCGATACTGCGCCGGCCACCAGCCAAAACCGAAACTCCCTCCGTCCCCCTGGATGGGGAAGTCGGTCGTTTATGTGGTTGGCATGGAAGGTGAGCCCTTCGTCAAGATCGGCTATGCCAGCGAGCTGAGTGCCCGCATGATCGGCATGCAGGTTGGCTCGCCAAAGCAGTTGATCGTGCACTGCGTGTTTGCGGGGGATGTGAAGCTCGAGTCACGACTCCACCTTGAAATGGAAAAGCACCACGTTCGCGGCGAGTGGTTCAATCTTGAGCCTGTGAAAGAGCTCTGCCAGAAGCTTGGGGCTGAGCGTTACGCGCGCCTGCGGCTCAAGCTTGACGCCGTGATCTGCGAGTGGAGCGATGAAGGCTACCCTTGGGATGCCCACGGCCTGCCTAGGAAGAGACGCGGGTTCTCCCGCTTCTGATGAAATAAAACACACCAGAACCCGGCCATTGCGAGCCGGGTTTTTCGTTTCTGCGCCGCACACATTCAGCGCTCCATGAGGGCCTCAAAAGTCACCAGCGGGCCAGAGGCACCACAGCAGACGAGGACAGCACGTGGCCTATTACCTCGCGTTGGCCCTCGCCTGGAGCCAGTTCGGCCTGCTCGGCATGATGGGCGGCGTGGTCAGCTACTTCTACCCGCCATCCACCGAGATGCGGTTCTCCTACAAGCTCTTCATCTCCAAGCTGGTTATTTCCTTCTTCATCGGAAAGGTAGCGGGCGAATTCATAGACCCGACGAACCAGTACAAATCTGGCTACACAATGCTTCTGGGGTTCTTCGCCTACCCGGTTCTTGGAGTACTTGAAACCAAAGTTAAGGCCTGGGTGGAAAACTTCACACCACCTGGAACGCGATGATGCTACTGATCTCCTTGGGCGCCGTAGTGGCCTACCTGCTTGTGTTGATCCGCTGCGTAGTATTCGCACTTGATCCGAAGGACCGACGACAGTCCGACAATGCAGAGGTGGGGTACATCCTGTGCTCCTCCCTGCTGCTCCTAATTTCCTACGCTTGCCTGTGGGTTTTCGAACCATGGAAGCTGACCAATAACAGCACATACAGCGCTATGTTCGTAGGCTTCACCATCTTCAACGCCGCGTACTTCTTCCGTCGGGTGGGCGCTCTGATCATATGGCGCGACCGCAGGAGAGGCGTGCGCCGCGTTCGGGAGGCACACGAATGACCCACGCCAAGAGGGCAATGCGCTGGATGCTGGCGGCTCCGATCGTCTTCATTGTGGGGAATGGCCTGGGCTACATCGGGCGCACCTACGAATGCCGCACAGACCGGATACGCATCTATGTAGCCGCCCCAGGGTATGAATCCCCGCGGGACGAGCTTCCCAAGAAGCTGTACGCCATGAACGTGACCCGCTGTACCCTGCCCGAGCAATGGGGCGGGGATCGCGAGCCGCTTGAGGGATACCCATGAAGCTGATCCTGAAACGGATAGATCGCCAGCTGGACGTGACTGCTATCGGTGACGATGCGCCGCGGTACCTCCCGGGCTACCAGACTGAGGCGGGCCCATTTGCTCTGCACACCGAGGCGGGAGAGATCCTGCCCTGCCAGGTGCGCACGACAATGACCAGTCCCAATGGCTGGGAGCCTGTCGAGCTGACCGTGGTGTTCCGCGTCGACGGCAAGCAGGTCGCAGTAGCGGGCGACGAGAAAGCATAAGCGCGCCACAAATTCAGATACGGCAAATCGTGGCGCACGCGTGAAGTGAGCTGGTCAGGCTTTGTCTTCAGCGTTAAGGGCATCGCAGACACCCTGAGCGCTTGCAAGATCTTCAAACGCGCTCGGATGAGGTGCCTTTTCTGGATTGCGTCGATCAACGATCCGATAAAGCACCGCCCCGGAAGGGACTCCCTGCGCGTTGATCGGGTACGTATTTATCACGTGATATCTCAATTCCATGCTCGCGACCTTTTGTGGGTGGGGCATACCAATACCGGCAACTACTTGCTGATTCAATACCTCATTAAGCGAGGCAGTACCGTCTCAAGGACTCCATATGGCGCTGACAGCAAAACAGCAGCGCTTCGTCGACGAATACCTGGTTGACCTCAATGCCACGCAAGCCGCAATCCGCGCGGGTTACAGTCAAAAAACGGCAAACGAGCAAGGGGCCAGGCTGTTAGCAAATGTTAGTGTCAAGGAAGCCGTTGCGCGAGGCATGAACGAGCGTTCCGGGCGGGTCGGTATTACCCAGGACATGGTGCTGCGTGAGCTCGCCAAGATCGGGTTCAGCGACATACGCAAGGTCGTCCGCTGGGGCGAGACCATGGTGCGTATGGCGGATGGTGACGAAGGCGAAGCAGACGACATGGTTCCCTACCATGGCCTGTCACTCATCGACGCTGACGAAATCGACGACAACACCGCCGCGGCGATTGCCGAGGTATCCCAGGGCCGCGATGGCTTGAAGGTGAAGCTGCACGACAAAAAGGGCGCTCTGGTTGATATCGGCCGGCACCTGGGCATGTTCGCGGCACCTGGTCATATCGAGCTCGATGCCGAGCTGAAGCGTCTCGAAATCCAGAAGCGCAAGGCCGAGATCGCGGCCATCGAGAAGGGTGGCGGAGAAAGCAACGCCAAGCTGCTTGCTGACCTGATCGCGAGGCTGCCCTCATGAATACCGGCAACTTGATGCTCGATCGCCAGCTGTCGCGCTGGTACGCACTCAAGGATCATCCTGTACAGCTTGACCTTATCGCGGCCGTTCCCAACGGTATCCGGTTCCCGCTGGTGCCAGCAGGGCGCCGGAGCGGTAAGACCGAGCGGTTCAAACGCTTTCTGGTGAAGCAGGCAACGGCCTATGCCGGACCTTACTTCGCCGCAGCCCCGACGCATGCGCAGGCAAAGAAGATCTTCTGGGATGACCTCAAGGCATTCACGCTGTCCTGCATGCATAGTCGGCGGCCGTCCGAATCCGACCTGATCATCTACCTCGAAAACGGTAGCGAGATCCATGTGATCGGCCTGGACAAGCCGCAGCGTATCGAGGGCATCCCCTGGACGGGCGGCGGCATAGACGAATTCGCCGATATCAAGCCTGACGCATGGGAGGCCAACATCCTCCCTGCGCTGAACACCGTTAACCCGACCATGCCTGATTACCGGGCGTGGTGTTGGTTGTTGGGTGTGCCGGATGGTCTGAATCACTACTACGACCTGTGCATGCAGGCGGAAACCGGGCAGGACCCGAACTTCAAGGTCTTCCACTGGAAGTCAGCAGAGATCCTGCCGCCGGACGTGATGGACGCCATGAAGCGCGCCATGTCGGCCAAGCAGTTCAAGCAGGAGTTCGAAGCCAGCTTTGAAACAGCTTCAGGCCGCATCTATGAGGATTACAGCAAGGCCAACGCTACCGATGCCGTAATCGAGCCGCACGAACAGCTCATGTGGATGCACGACCAGAACTTCACGCCGCTCTCGTCGGCTATTGGGGTGCGCCGTAATAACGGAAAGGATTTGTACCTGCTCGATGAGATCGTGCTGACCAGTGCCATCTCGCGCCAGGCAGCGCTTGAGTTCGTGGAGAAGTACAAGGACCACCGCAACAAACACGTGCTGATCTATGGCGACCCGGCCGGCAAGGCAGGGGAGAAGCATGGTCACGCCTCGGACTATACCGACATCGAGGCGGTGCTGAAGGATCACGGCTGGCGTTACACGCGCAAGGTGAAGCCTGCCCACCCTGCCATCAAGGATCGGCAGAACGCAGTGCGGGCAAAGATCCTGACTGCTGCTGGAGAGGTGAGCCTCTACGTAAACCCTGTCACCGCCCCTTGGTGCCACAAGGGTCTGGCCACGGTACAGCTCCAGGAGGGATCGACCTTCCAGGAAGACCAGCGCAACCAGTACCAGCACATCACAACCGCGATCGGCTACTGCGTCGACGTTGAATGGCCTGCGAAGGGTCGCTTCTCTTATTCGGGCGTTTCCTAATGGGCGTTATCACCTACATCGGCGACAAGCTGGTCAATCTTGTGGCCAACCTGGGCACCGAGCGCGACAAGTCGACGGCGTCAGGCTACCTGTTCGTGCCCAAGACCGAAGCAGAGCTGATGGCCGCGTATCGTGGTTCATGGCTCCCACGCAAGATCGTCGACATCCCTGCCATGGATGCGTGCCGCCGCTGGCGTGGATGGCAGGCGACCAAGGAACAGATTCAGCGAATCGAGGCTGAGGAAAAGCGACTGGGCGTGCAGGGGAAGGTCAGGACGGCAATGGCTCGGGCACGTCTGTTTGGCGGCGCTGCCATATTCATTGGTACCGGCGAGCGCAATACCGCCAGCCCGCTGAACGCCGCGGCACTCGACCTCGCCGGGATCAAGTACCTCACGGTGCTGAACCGTCGACAGCTTACGCCGACCGAAATTGAGCAGGACCCCCAGTCGGACCTGTTCGGCAAACCCAAGGCCTACCGCCTGGCTAACTCGCAGATCGACGTGCATCCATCGCGGCTCGTCATCTTCAATGGCGCTGAGCTGCCTGATCCAGAACTGGCCACCGGCACCGAATGCGGCTGGGGTGACTCGGTGCTCGAGGCTGTAATGGAGGCCATCAAACAGTCAGACAGCACCATGGCCAACGTCGCCAGTATGGTGTTCGAGGCGAAGGTCGATGTGATCCGGGTTCCTGACCTGATGAACAACCTGCAGGACAAGGCATACGAGACACGGCTTCTCGAACGTTTCCGGCTCGCAGCCACAGGTAAGGGGATCAATGGCACGCTGATCCTGGACAAGGAAGAAGAGTACGAGGCCAAGAGCGCGAGCTTCGGCACGCTGCCCGACATTATCGACCGGTTCCTTCAGGTGGTTTCCGGCGCAGCGGATATTCCCGCTACGCGCCTGCTGAGCCAGGCCCCGGCCGGGATGAACTCGACGGGTGATTCGGACCTGCGCAACTACTACGACCGCATCCAGTCCAGCCAGGAGCTGGATATGCGCCCTGCCTTGACCGTGCTGGACGAGTGCCTGATTCGTTCCGCGCTGGGGAGCCGGCCAGCGGAGATCCACTACGTCTGGAACCCGCTCTGGCAGGTGACCGCCACGGAGAAGGCCACCATCGGCAAGACGCTGGCCGACACGATCAAAACGCTCAAGGACACCGCGCTCTTCCCCGAAGAAGCATTGTCTGCAGCCTCGGTCACTTCCCTGGTTGAGGGTAGCGTGCTGCCCGGGCTCGAGGCAGCGATCGCCAAGTACGGCACTGAATTGCCGGATGAAGGGGAGGGCGACGACCCTGCCGGCCAGCAGGGCGATAATCCGCCCGCCTGAGGACACCCATGAAAATCACTGATTCCGTTCAACTCGGCGACATCCGGCTGAGCGATACCGGCTACCTCGAAACCTTTGCCCGGACAGCCCGTACAGGCATCCAGCAGTACCTTGGCGCCGAAGTAGGGCGACCTGACCTAGGGATTGTGAACGTCTACCGCGACGAAGCGGAGGTGTTCTCGAAAGCCTCCCTGCAGACCTTCTCGAAGATCCCTGTCACCAATGACCACCCAGGCCAGCCGGTCACTGCGGACAACTGGAAGGACGTTGCCGTCGGCACCACCGGCGACGACGTTCTGCGTGACGGCGAGTACCTGAAGATCGGCCTGAATATCACCGATGCCTCGGCAGTGAAGGCCGTACAAAGCGGCAAGCGCGAGCTGAGCGTCGGCTACAGCTGCGAGCTGGTATGGGCAGATGGCGTAGCGCCCGACGGTACCGCCTACCAAGCCAAGCAAACCCAAATCACGGCCGACCACATTGCCATCGTCCAGCGTGGCCGCGCCGGCAGCCGGGCCTGCATTGGCGACGCCTGGCCACAAAACACCCCAACCCCAGAGGAAAGACCCATGACCCTGAAGACGGTTACCGTCGACGGCATCCCGGTTGAAGTAACCGACCAGGGCGCCATTGTCATTGCCACCCTGCAACAGCGTCTGACGGATGCCGGGCAGAAACTGACCGCAGCTGAGACCGCACACACCCAGGCACTTGCCGCCAAGGACGCTGAGCTGGCGAAGAAAGACGCCGCTCTTGACGACCTCAAGGCCAAGCAGCTGACTGACGCTCAGATCGATGAGCGCGTGAAGGCCCGCGGCGACCTGATTGCCGACGCCAAAGCGATCCACGACGCGGACTACGCCGGGAAGAGCGATGCCGAAATCCGCAAGGCCGTGGTAGTCGCCAAGCTCGGTGATGCTGCCATCGCCGGAAAGACCGAGGCGTACATCGACGCGCGCTTCGACATCCTGCGCGACGAAGCCATGAAAGACCCTGTACGCCAGCATTTGAGCAGCAGGGATGGTAAGCCGCAGAACGTTCACGACAACGGCCAAGCCGCCTATGAGCAGCGTCAGGCCAACGCCTGGAAACAGCAATCGACGCAGGGGGCCTAAGCCATGCCAGCCATTCAGACCAGCTACACCGTCAACATCCCCGGCAAGAAGGCCGGCCATATCCCGGACATGACCGACGCGGACCTGATCTCGCGCAATGTCGAGACCGCAGGCGGTATTGGCTTTGGTGTTGCCGTTGCCCAGGGCGCAGATGACAAGGGCTGCATCGTGTTCGCTGGTACCGGCTTCCTCGGTGTCACCACTCGAGACCGCTCGGTGCTGGTGGGCGAGCGCTACAGCCAGTACGAATCCGCGCGAATCCTGCGCAAGGGCCCGATCACCGTGCTTGCCGACGTGGCTGTCGTCGCCGGTGACGCCGTGGCCCTGACCGCTGCAGGCGCATTCACCAACGTGGCCACCGGGAACACCGTGGTCCCCAATGCACGCTGGGAGACGGCTGCCGCAGCCGGGGCCCTGGCGAACATCTTCATCAAGTAAGGAGCGTCAAGCATGTCGCAAATCAAACTGCTCGATGCCCAGGCCGCTCTCGGCTTCGTGTTGAGCCAAACCACCTACATCGAGCGCCAGGTCAACGAGATCGTCTATGCGGACATCCAGTACGCGGACCTGATCCCGGTCGACAACAGCGCTCCCGAGTGGGTCAAGACCGTCACGTACTTCTCCAGTGACAAATTCGGCAAAGCCGACTGGATCAACGGCAACGCCGATGACATCCCACGTGCGGGCAGCGAGCGGTCGAAGCAGGAAACCGGTGTCTACACCGCTGGTATCGGATACGGCTTCGGCCTGGAAGAGATCAGTCAGGCGCAGATGCTGGGGCTGAACCTGCAGGCTGAAGACGCCGCAGCCGCGCGCCGCGCCTACGAGGAGATGGTCGACAACGTAGCGCTGCGTGGCGATGCCAAGAAAGGGTTCCAAGGCCTGATCAGCAACTCGGCTGTGACCGCGATCACCGTTCCTTCGGGTAACTGGGGTTCGGCTACCCCGGCGCAGATGATCGCTGACATCAACGCCGTACTGATGCCGACTTACTCTTCGACGCAGTACACCTCGATCGCCGACACTCTGCTGCTGCCGTTCGAGAAGCTGCAACAGCTGGCCCAGAGCGTCATGCCGAACACCACCATGACCGTTCTGCAGTTCGTCCAGCAGTCGAACATCTACACCCAGACCACCGGGCGTCAGCTGACCATCCGTGGCATCTACGGCCTGTCCACGGCAGGTGGCGGCGGTACTGCGCGGATGGTTGGCTACCGCCGGGACCCATCGGTGCTCAAGCTGCACATCCCCATGCCGCATCGCTTCCTACCTGTTTACCAGGCTGGCCCGATCCGCTGGGAAGTGCCAGGCATCTTCCGTCTGGGCGGCCTGGACATTCGTCAACCGAACTCCGTCAAGTATGGGGATGGGATCTGATCATGACCAAAGTGACCAACAAGGCTGGCTACCCCCTGTTGCTGGCCGACGGCACCCCCATGGCGCCGGGCGAGGAAGTGGACGTGAAGGACTGGGCGAAGGTCAAGGAGCATCATGTCACGACTGCCATGCTGCAGTCGGGCCAGCTCCAGGTCGGCGCCAGCAAGTCCAGCGAATCCGAGGACGAAGTCGGCGAGAAGGCCTCGCTGCTGGCTCAGCTCAGGTCGCTGGGCATCGATGCCAACGGCAACAGCAAGGTCGAGACCCTGCGCAAAAAGCTGGAGGAGGCCGAGGCAGCCCAGGCAGCCAAGGTCGAGCGTGATGGCCTGATCGAGCAACTCAACGCCAAGAACATCCAGTTTGAAGCGGGCGAGACCAATGACGAGCTGAAGGCCAGATTGGCACAAGCCGAGTAACACTCCGGGCGGTTCGCCGCCCACCTATTCGAGATACCCCGATGCCAGACTCTTACGGAAGCGTTCAAGCCGCTGACGCCTATCACGCCGCGCGCGGCAATACCGCCTGGACCGGCGACGACATGGCGAAGCAGGCAGCGCTGATCCGGGCATCGGCTTACATTGATGGCCGGTACCGGAAGCAGTTCCCGTCCGGGCGGTGGGAGTCATTGTTCCCAGGCGCCAAGACCGAGGGGCGCGGTCAAATCCGCGAGTGGCCGCGCGCCGATGCCGTGGATTACACCGGAGCTGCGCTGCCCACTGATGAGGTACCCATCGAGGTCGAGTATGCGACCTACGAGGCGGCGTTGCGGGAACTGGCAGCTCCTGGCAGTTTGAGCCCTGACTTCGTCGCGTCTTCGCTGATCAAGAGCGAAAAGGTAGGCCCACTGGAGACCACCTACGCGGTGCCAGAGGCAAATACAGGCGCAGCTGCCTCGCGGCCGGTGATCACGATCATCGATGAGATAATTGCGCCGGTGCTGGTGGCGCGCTTTACGATGCCGGCGGTGCTGGTGATATGACTGAAGCCGAGATCCTTGCCGCGATCGACGGACTTACACCTGCGCTTCAGAAGGCCTATCTGGAGCAGGTCAGGGCTGTGGTCGGTTCCGCAGTCATAGCCGAGATCGAGCGAAAGATTGATGAAGGCGATGACGACGGCCTCGTTGCTTTGCTCGGCCTGGGCTCGCTGGCGGCGTTTCTTGAGCTGCTGCGCGCAGCCTACATCAAGGGTGGAAACACCCCCAAGGAGCGACCCCCGGGCGGAAAGCCGGTGCAGTTCGACCAGCATCAACCGGAAGCACAGGAATGGCTTAACAGCAATGCCTCCCGCGCTGCTGAAGCCCTTCGCGAAGACAGCGCCCAGGCAGTCAGAGCCGCGGCCGCAGCTGGCCGTACGGCTTCGCAATCGGCATACCAGACGGCGCTTGATATCGTCGGCCGAACCAACAAGCAGACGGGGCAGCGCACCGGTGGTGTCATCGGGCTGCCCGCGAGCGATGCGCTCACCGTGCTCAAGGCTCGGGAGCAACTGCAGAGCGGTGAAGTCGAGCAAATGCGGCAGTACCTGCGCCGGGTCGACCGTGAAAAGCGGATGGATGCGATCGTTACGCGCGCAATCGAAGACCAGAAGCCCGTCGCGAAGGCTGATGCCCAGCGCATCGCCACTGCCTATGCGGACAAGAAACTGCAAGCGCACGCTCGGCTGGTCGCCAGAAAGAATGCCCTCGAAGCCTATAACGCAGGCTTCAACCGCTTCTATCAACAGATGATGGGCCAGGCACGCCGACCGGCTGTGGTCGAAAAGCTCTGGCGGAACAAGGGCGACCTCAAGGTCCGGCACGCACACTCGATTCTTGGCGGCAAAAAGGTCTCCCTCTCGCAGCCGTTCCAGTCGCCGACCGGCGCTCTGCTGATGTACCCGGGCGATTCCACTCTCGGCGCCGAGTGGGCTGACCTGGCCCGATGCCGCTGTACAGTCAGCTACAGGGTGACATGGTGATGGCAGATATTTACGATCGGGCAAAAGCCACGGCGATGCGCATGCTTTCACCTCGAAGTCGAGGAGGGAAGGGGCTGGAAACGGTTCTGCGCAAGGTTGGCCCCGCCGAATACGATCCTTCAACCGGGGTAGCGACTCCGGTCGTAGACGAGTACACCGGCTCCGCGTTCCGTGATGCCTATGAGCTCAGGAACATCGACGGGACGCTGATCAGGCGCGGCGATGTGAAGCTGCTGATGTCACCGGCGCAGCTCTCCGGCGGCGATATGCCGGCCCCCTCCGAGAACGACCAGGTCATTTTCGACGGCACAACCTATACGGTCGTCGCCTGTGAACCATGGAATTACGCAGGCCTGACGGTCGGCTTTGAGATCCAGGCGAGGGCGTGATGGCAGGAACATCCAAATATGCCGGCGCTCAGGGCTCATTCGCCCAGCAGCTGCAGATCTTCAGGACGGATGCACTCGAGGCTATCGACCAGACCTACCGCGATGTCGTGATCCAGGTGGGCGAGACGCTTATCAACCTCAGCCCCGTCGATACCGGGCGATTTAAGGGGAATTGGCAGTTCACCATTGGCCAGCCGTCGACTCACAGCCTGGACAACTACGACAAGACCGGGGAAGAGCGGATTGCGGCGCTTACCGCGCAGATGGGTGCGCTTGAATATGGCCAGGTCGTGTGGCTGGTGAACAATCTGGTATACGCCATCCCTCTCGAGTATGGCCACAGCCAGAAGGCCCCTGAAGGTATGGTTCGAATCACGTTGACCCGCTTCCAGCAGATTGTCGACGACGTCATAAGGGCGAACCAGGTATGAGCCACAAGATTTGCCGCTCGCTGTTTCAGGCCCGCCTGGCCGCCTGGGCTGCCGCTCGCACCCCTGCGCTGCGCGTGGCATACGAGAACGTGGAATTCAGCCCGAACCCGGACGAGCTGTACCTGAAGGCATACAACCTGGCCGCAGGCACCGACAGCGAGACGCTTACCGCAGACCACAAGCGGTATACCGGCCTGTTCCAGGTGACCATCGTGGGCTCGTCTGCCAAAGGTAGCGGGGCAGTCGAAGGCGTAGTGGACGAACTTGCCGCGCTGTTCCCGCTGTATCTGCGCATGACCGGCAATGGCCTGACAGCCCTGGTGCTGACGCCAGTCGATCAAGGCCCAGGCATACCGAACGACAACACCTATTCCGTCGCCGCGAGCTTCCAATACCGCGCCGACACGAATTGAGGACTTGAGATGCAAAGCCATAACTATGTGCCTGGCGTATCAGGCTGGAAGCTTCATCACGATGGGCATATCGAGCTAAACGACAGCCCTCAAGGTTCGGTCCGAATAGGCAGCCGCAGTTCGCTCGACCAGGAGCAGCCGTTCGTTGTTGAGGACCGCCAACTCAAGCTAAGCCGGGCACAGATTGATGATGCCGTGGCTGAGTGCGCCAAGTTCGTTGATGTCAGCCGATTCCAAATCAAGTTGAGTCTCAGCCAGAGCGGTGATGCCTATGTCACAGGGGTGGGCATAGATCCGAATTCCGTTGCTAGCGAGCGTGCCGAAGAGCTCGATCACCGCATTCGAGCAGTCTTGGAAGCTGAACTGAGACCTGGCGGCATTCTCCGCCGCGCCCTCAAATAACGCCCGTTGGGCAACCCACCACCCGCTCCGGCGGGTTTTTTCGTTTAGAGGACCATCCAAATGGCGTTCACTCTGCCCAACGGCTCTACCTTCGACTTCGCTGCATCCGCAGGTACTGCTGTCGCGATCACCGCGATCACCAACGCAAACCCTGCCGTGGCCACCGCCGCGGGCCATGACCTGGCCGACGGCGACGTGATCGTTGTCACCTCCGGCTGGTCGAAGCTGACCGGGCGCACCGTGCGTGTCACCGACGTGACCACCGATTCCTTCGCGCTGGAAGGCATCAACACCACCAACACCCAGCGCTACCCGGCCGGTGCCGGCAAGGGCTCGTTCAGCCAGGTGCTGACCTGGGTGCAGATTCCCCAGATCACCGAGGTGGCCACCTCCGGCGGCGACCAGCAGTTCCTGACCTTCGGCTTCCTCGAAGACGACGACGACCGCCAGATCCCGACCACAAAGTCGCCAGCGAGCATGACCCTGACCGTGGCTGATGACCCGTCTCAACCCTATGTGCCCGTGGTCGAAGAAGCCGACGAGGCCAAGGAAGTGCGAGCCCAGCGCCTGAACCTGCCGAACGGCGACCAGATCCTTTACAACTCCATCCCCTCGATCACCAGCACGCCCACCCTGTCGCGCAACAACCTGATGACCCGCGCGATCAGCCTGGCCCTGCAAGGCCGCGTGACCCGCTACAGCGCGGCGTAAGGACGACCCATGCCAACGTTCAAGATCGCTCAGAACCCCACTTTCATGGCGCCGGTGCAGATCCCTCGCATCGGCGGCGACCCGGTGGCGGTTGAGTTCGAGTTCAAGTACATGGACCGCACTGCCTTGGCCGCGCTGTTCGAGCGCTGGAGTGACGCTCGCAAGGCCCTGCTCGAGCGCGTGCAGAAGGAAGAGCTGAGCCTGCCGGATTCCACCCAGGCAGAGATCGAGCTCCAGGCGCAGCAGATCGAAGACGTGACGGCCGGCTGGGGCTTCGACGAACCCTTCACCAAGGAAAACGTTACAGCCCTGGTTACCACCTGCGTCGGCGCGCCCAAGGCTGTGATCGAGGCCTATCAGGACGCCTACCACCCGAACCGCCTGGGAAACTTGAAAGCGTAGCACGGGCCATGTACGAGCCCGGCCCCGATGAGAATCAGCTCGCCGCGTTCGGGCTGACGCCCTCAGACATTCCGGAAACGGTGGTCGAGGTGCTGCCGGACGTGTGGGATTCCTATCGCCTGTTTCGCGCCATGTCCACCCAGTGGCGCACGGGCATGGGCGGGGCCACTGGCCTGGACTACGCAGCTTTACCGGTCACCGGTGATCTGCTCGGTATGACTTCCGAGGAAATCCGGAGCGCTTTCGAGGATGTCCGGGTGATGGAAGGGGAGGCGCTGAGGTGCATGGCGCCGCCAAGCGACTGACCGCGGCACTGTGCTACCTTTTGCGTTTTCGAAGTTGGAGAAGTGAAATGCGCAAGAGGATTGTGCTCCCGGTATTGGCGATATGCCTCGTATTTGCCGGGTGCGATAAGCAGGCCGCAAGCCCCGCTCAAGCAGGACTAGAACAAGCTGCGAACGCTATGCGTGCGCTGAAGCCAAAGCAGAACAGCCCGGACATGACGGTAAAATCGTGGTGGGAGGCGAAGGACGCGCTGATGCAAGTCAATGAGGCTGCGTGCCAGGCATTTTTCAGTATCGCCAATGATGCAGGGAAAGAACTTTCGCAGCTGGCTGCGCCAGACTTCACGATTACCCGGGATTGCAGCAGGTCGGAAAAATATCAGCGCACAATCGAGAATGTCCAAATTCAGTCCGATACGCGGGCCATTGTTCTGGCGCGAGTGCGAAACATCACTCCCCCGGACAATGGGGCGTCGACTGATTCTCACGAGCAGAAAATCAAAGACGAAGGATCGGCCTTGCGATACACCCTAGAGCGAGCAGATGCGAAAAGCGACTGGGTTATATCCACCATTGAAAGCAGGTCGAGCTTCTCTTCTGGCTGGGAATCAACACAGCAAAAGCACGATCCGTATAATCATAGATACGTAAACGATTACTACCAATAGGCGAATGCCTGCTTAATGAACCGCCCTCTGTGGCGGTTTTTTATTGCCCGGAGAAAAAGCATGACCTCTATCGCCGAGCTTGGCATACGCGTCGATTCCACGCAGGCAGCACAAGCCGCGACCGACCTCGATAGGCTGACCCAGGCAGGCGTCAAGGCAGAGAAGTCTGCTGGCGGACTGGCAACGCAGGCGGATAAAGCGGAAGACGCGTTAAAGGATATGGGCCGGGAGGCTCAAGCAGCTGAAAAAGCTACGGCTGGACTTGCCAGTCAAACGGAAAAAGCAGGAATTTCCGCCAAGCAGACAGCGGCGGCCCTACGAGGCGTGCCGGCGCAATTCACCGACATCGTGACAAGCCTTCAAGGCGGCCAGGCACCTCTTACAGTTCTTTTGCAGCAAGGTGGCCAGCTCAAAGATATGTTCGGCGGAATCGGTCCCGCTGCACGCGCACTGGGCGGTTATATCGGCGGCTTAGTAAATCCCGTTACGGGGGCCGCTGCCGCGCTGGCAACTCTCGGGATTGCCTACAATCAGGGTAGCAAAGAGCAGGACGCGTTCCGGCTCGCCCTAGTGACCACTGGCAATGCTGCAGGCGCCACCTCTGCCGGGCTGGCAGACATGGCTCAGCAGGTTAGCGCAACGGTTGGCACTACTGGTGCTGCCGCGGCAGTCCTGGCGCAGTTGGCTAACAGCGGGAAAATCGCCAGTGGCAGCTTCCAAGAGATCACTACAGCCGCGCTTGCCTTTGAGCGGGCAACCGGCCGCGCGGCGAGCGAAACAGTGGATGAGTTCGCAAAGCTTGCCGGCAATCCCGTTAAAACGCTGGGTGAGCTCAACGAGAAATACCACTTCTTGACCGCATCGGTTTACCAGCAGGTCAAAGCGCTGCAAGACCAGGGCGATAGCATAGGGGCACAGACGCTAGCGGAACAGGCTTATGCCCAGGCGCTCACGGAACGCGCGGCGGACATTGAAAGCCATCTTGGATACGTACAGCGTGGCTGGAACGAGGTTAGGGACGCGGCAAAGGGCGCTTGGGACGCCATCCTAGATGTCGGCCGGGAAGATACCTTCACCCAGAAAATGACGAAGCTACAGGATCGCCTAGGAAAGCTGACATATAGTGGTCCCGCTATTGACGACAACCCCAACCTTGCTCAGCTAGCCAGCGATTCCCGCGGTGATCCATGGAGAGACGCACTGCAAGCTGAGGTGGACGCACAGGGCAAAGCGCGCGCAGAGATGTTCAAGGCCTTGAACGTTGAGAAAGGAACCAAGGCCTATGAGGAGCTTGGTAAGATCATCGACGACGGGGCCAGCAAGGCGGACAAGCTGAGCAAGGCCCTCGAGCACAACCAGCAGATTATCGCCAAGGCCCGCAGCGCTGGTTACACCGTCACTACTGCTCAGGAAGCCGCCTTGGATAAGGCGGTCCGTGATCGCTACAAGACGGCGCCAACCGGCGGCAACCAAGTCGACATGACCGCTTTCAATAATCAGCAGAACGCCCTAAAAGCGCTTGTCAGTGATTATGCCAACGCAGAGAGAGAACTTGACGCGCAGCGAAAGCGGGGGGTCCTATCTCAGGAGACCTATTACACCCAGCGCGTAACATTGCTGGGAGCTGAAAAAGAGCAGGTCAATGATGCCTACGACGCCGAGATAAAGGCACTCGAAAACGTCAGGGACAAAAGCAGTACGGCCGCAGCGCAGCGCATACAGATCGATCAGAAAATTGATGATGTAAGGGCGGAGCAGATCAAATCGGCGAAGTCGTACGACTCGCAAATGAGCGTTCTGGCAGAAAACGAAAAGGCTAGGACGGAGCAGCAAACTGCCGCTGTTGCGGCCTACACCAATCAGCTGGAGCGCGAGCGCAAGGCGCTTGAGACAGCAGGCAACAGGGCAGTGTCATCGTTGGGCTTAGGTGATCGCCAAGCCGCTCTGCAGAGTCAGCTGGATGGCATAACCGACCGCTTCAATAGCAAGCGTGATGACCTGCTGGATAGGCGCATGACCGCGCCGGACAAGTACAGTCAGGACGATTACCTGCGCGACCTGGCGATCTTGGAGTCTGCCGAGGGCAAGTACCGCGACACGGCTATCGACAACTACAGCAAGATGACGGACGCCCAGAGCAATTGGATGTCCGGCGCCACCTCAGCTTGGGCGAACTACCAAGAGAACGCCCAGAATGCCGCCGGACAGATGAAAGCCGCGTTCACTAACCTGTTCGACGGGCTCACGGACTCGGTAGTGGACTGGGCATTCGATTCGGATGAGTCGTTTGGCGATGTGCTGGTCAGCTTCGCCAAGATGATCGCCAAGATGGAGCTACAGGCTGCTGCATCGAGCGTGTTCTCCGGAGTATCGGGGGCTAGCGGTTTCGGCGGGCTTATCTCCGGTCTGTTCAGTGGGGGCGCTTCAGCCGGCACGGCTACCGCCGCCACGTCCTCGGGCTTCGACTTTGGCCTGGGCAGCGCTTCGTCTGGCCTGACCTACCTTCCAGGGCACTCTGCAGGTGGCTACACCGGGGATGGCGGCAAGTTCGAGCCCATGGGCATCGTGCACGGCGGCGAGTTCGTCCTGCGCAAGGAAGTGGTCAGCCAGCCCGGCATGCGCGATTACCTCGAGGGCCTGAATGCCAAGGGCTACGCCGACGGTGGCTATGTCGGGGGCATGGCGTCGCGCCTTGCCGGTTCGGCCGGCTCCGGCGCTCCACAGGTGAACATCACCATCAATCGCGACGGTACTTCCTCTGTTGAGTCTGATAGCGCACTGGGTCGCGAAGCAGGTCCGGCTGTAGTGAAGCTTATTCAAAGTATGATTAAGCAGCACGAGGCCAAAAGCGCTTCATATGGCGGGGCCTTATTCCGAGCGAACCAAGGGAAGCTGTGATGATAGAAAAAGATGTCGATGCGCTGATGGGGCCTATCAGTGACGTGCTGATCAAGCATTTCATGAGCGAAACTCAGATCAAGGACCCGCAAAAAATAAGGGAGGCCTCGCATCAATTTGCGCTGGCCTACACGCGTGTTCGCCTGGCTTTAAGCGCTGAGCGTTTTGACGAAGAGTTCTTGAGGTACGCTGCTCACATGGAAAGTGGGATCGTTGAAACGATGAGCAAATGGGCGAGCGATTACATCCGAGAGAACCTAATTAAACAGGTGAAATAATGCCCGACACCTTCACCTGGAAGCCGGACAAGTCCGCCCCGGGCACGTTCACCCAGCGGGTACGCTCGGCCCAGTTCGGCGGGGGCTACACCCAGCGCGCCGCCGACGGCATCAACAACGAAACACAGTCGTGGGACCTGACCTTCACGGGCAACAAGCCGCGAATCAGGGAAATCCTGAGCTTCCTGCGGGCCCAGCAGGGCTACAAGGCGTTCATCTGGACGCCGCCCTTCGACGGCCCGCTGTACTTCACCTGCGCCAGCTTCAAGCCGACCGATCAGGGCGGCGGGGCATGGATGCTCACCGCCACCTTTGAACAGACGCACCAGGTGACCTGATGGCCGAAAGCATTTACGAGGACATCCAGCGCCTGGAGGTCGGCCAGTACGTAGAGCTGTTCGAACTGGACCTGTCCGGGCTGGATGGCGACGTGTATCGGTTCCATGGTTACACCAAGGTGGGCCCGATCTACTGGCAGGGCCTGGAATACTCGCCCTGGCCAATCAAGGTCGAAGGGATGGGCATGACCGGGGAGGGCCAGCAGAGCAATCCGATGCTCACCGTGGCCAACGTGACCGGGTTCATCACCGCGCTGTGCGCGACGTACCAGGACTTGGTCGACGCCAAGGTGGTACGGCACCGCACGCTGGGCCGGTACCTGGATGCCGCCAACTTCCCCGGCGGCAACCCCGAGGCCGACCCGACCGAGTACTTCGCCGACGACCTCTACACTATTGACCAGAAGCAGGCCGCCGACAGCCAGACCGTGGCCTTCGTGCTGAAGTCCCCGCTGATCGCCACCGACCGCAAGCTGCCGGGTCGCCAGATCGTAGCCAACTGCTGCCAGTGGCTGACCATCGGCGGCTATCGAGGTCCGTACTGCGCCTACACCGGCAGCGTGTACGCCACCGACGACGACGTGCTGACCGACGACCCCGCCAAGGACATGTGTTCCGGCACGCTCACCGGCTGCAAGCTGCGGTTCGGTGCCAACAACCCGCTGCGCTATGGATCGTATCCAAGCGCCGGCTACTGACATTGAGGCTTGCCATGGACTACTTCCTTACCATCTCTGACCTGTATCGGCAGTCGGGTGGAGTTATCAGTGGAGAGACGGCTGAAATCACCATCCTCGCTCGCGGCGTAGAGGTTGATCGGTTGCGCCTTTCCGGAAAAGTCGGCCCTGGCGGCGCGGGGCACCGCACACGGTATAAGGGCAGGGCGGGACTGACTGTTCTTGTGACGGCCGGATCTTGCAAGGCGCAGCTGACCCCAGCCGGCCAGTTGGTCAATCCAGGGGCGTAGAGCCCATGAACTCGTCTGTCCCAAGCTTATGGGAGCCGTAGCTGACCTTATAGCCGGGACCGCGGTTTTGAGCTTCCGCTTCGGCAGCTTCCTTCGTCGCGTAGATGTCAACGAAGCGCCATGGGGCGTTCTGTACTATTGCCCACCCTAGAACCCAGCCCGGCGAATCCGGGTCGGCGGGAAGATTGCTCGCAAGACTTCGAATGGTAGCCATTGCCACTCCTTGGTTTGATGAGCTGCAACGCTACCTCAGTCGTCTTTCAGCCGTTACTGGCATTACATCCACGCTGGATGCACACACATGCGAATTTCCAAAGAAACCATCCAGGCGATCTACGACGACGCCCGCACCCGGCTGCCCGAAGAGGCGTGCGGCTTCATCGTCCGCGCCGGCCGGGCCCACCGTTACATGCCCGTGGTCAACACCGCGGCCAATCCGCTGGAAGACTTTCGCATCAGTGCCGAGGAATGGGCCGAAGCCGAAGACGCCGGCAAGATCGTGGCTATCGTGCACAGCCACCCGGGCCAGTCAGCGCGCCTGAGCCATGCCGACCGGGTATCAATGGAGGCCACGGGCCTGCCCTGGTTGGTGGTCGAAGTCCGCGAAGGCGAGCCCACCGGTCACCTGATCCACGAACCCAGCAGGTACCAGGCGCCGCTGGTAGGCCGGCCATTCCAGCACGGCGTGCTCGACTGTTACACCCTGGTGCGCGACTACTACCAGCGCGAGCTGGGAATCGAGCTGCCGAACTACGAGCGTGAGGACGGCTGGTGGGACAAGGGCCAGGACCTCTACGCCGACAACTTCGCAGCCGCCGGCTTCGAGCCGGTCAGCGGGGACGATCTGCGCCAGGGTGACCTGATCGTGATGCAGGTTCGGTCCCCGGTCGCTAACCACGCCGGCGTGTACCTAGCCGACGGCGTGCTCAAGACCGAACCCGACCTGCACCCGGTGCCCGGCGCCATTCTGCATCATCTATATGGCCGCGACTCCAAGCGTGATCCCTTTGGGGGCTATTGGAGGGAGGCCGCCCGCTTCTACATGCGACACAAGGATTCCCCCTATGGTTGAGCGTCTTCGCACCGTAAGGCTTTACGGCGAGATGGGGCGTCTGTTCGGCCGCGTTCATTACCTTGCTGTGCACTCTGCGGCTGAAGCGGTACGGGCGCTTTCGGTCCTCTTCCCTGGATTCGACCGTTACCTTATTGAATCGAAAAATCGAGGCTTGGCTTTCGCTGTGTTCTACGGCAAGCGCAACCTGGGCGCCGAGCAGCTGGCAGACCCGCCCAGCCATAACGACATTCGCATCGCCCCAGTGGTCCAGGGCAGCAAGAGCGGTGGCGGGCTTCAGGTTGTCTTGGGCATCGCCCTTATCGCCATCGCCACAATCGCCACCGGGGGCATCGCAGGGCTGGCGTCTGCGAGCGCTTGGGGCGCGGCCATTGGCGGAGCCGGCTGGGGAATCGTGGGCTCCATTGGCCTATCCCTTGCGCTGGGCGGCGTGGCTCAGCTGATCTCGGGCACGCAGAAAGGCATCGACAGCGCCGAGAGCGCGGACAACAAGCCCAGCTACAACTTCTCCGGCATCAAGAACACCACCACCCAGGGCAACCCGGTCCCGCTGTGCTACGGCGAGATGACCGTGGGCTCTGCCTGCATTTCGCTGGGCATCGTCGCCGAAGACGAGCAATAGAGGCACGCATGAACATGATGGTAGTCCGGGGCGCCAAAGGCAGCTCCAGCACGCACACGCCTGTAGAAAGCCCCGACAGCCTGATCAACACCAGCTACGCCAACGTGCTGGACGCCATCAGTGAAGGCCCGATGGTGGGGCTGGTCAACGGCGCACAATCGATCTATTTCGACGAAACCCCGCTGGCGAACAGCGACGGCACGCTGAACTTCACCGGCGTGACCTGGGAGCAGCGGACCGGCGAGCACGATCAGGACTACATCACCGGCTTCCCCGCGGTGGAAAGCGAGCACTCGGTCGGCGTGGAGCTAAAGGCAAACCAGCCGTGGACGCAGGCCATCAGCAACCTGCAGCTGTCCGCGATCCGCCTCCAGCTGGGCGCCTCGACTTTGTACAAGCAGGAAAGCGACGGCGATACCGTAGGCTACACCGTGAGCTATCAGGTGCTGCTGTCCACCGACGGCTCCGACTATGTACCGGTGATCACCGCCTCCTTCAGCGGCAAGACCACCAGCGGCTACCAGCGCTCGCACCGTGTGGATCTGCCAGCGGCCGAGGAAGGCTGGTCCATTCGCGTACTGCGGACGACCCCGGATTCGACCAGCTCGAGCATCCAGGCCACCACCAGCGTGGTCAGCTACACCGAGGTGATCGACGCCAAGCTCCAGTATCCATACACCGCGCTGGTTGGCATGAAGATCGACGCCAGCCAGTTTTCGTCAATCCCCGAGCGGGCCTACCGCATTCGTGGCCGGATCATCTCGGTTCCGGTCAACTACGAGCCATCCACCCGTACCTACACCGGCACGTGGGATGGCACGTTCAAGCTCGCCTGGACGGACAACCCGGCATGGATCTACCGCGACCTGATCCTGAATGACCGCTATGGCCTGGGCCGTTTCATCAGCGAATCGCAAGTGGACAAGTGGGCGCTGTACCAGATCTCGCGCTACTGCGATGAGCCGGTGGACGATGGCAAGGGCGGTACCGAGCCGCGATTCACCTGCAACCTGTACCTCCAGTCCCGCAACGACGCGCTCACCGTGCTCCAGGACATCGCCAGCATCTTCCGTGGCATGGCCTACTACGCGGGCAGCGAGGTAACCGTTTCGGCGGATATGCCGAGCGACCCGGTCTACACCTACACCAATGCCAACGTGATCGATGGCAAGTTCTCCCGCGCCGGATCGTCGGGCTCGACTCGCTACAGCGTGGCCAAGGTGAGCTGGACCGACCGCGATAACTTCGGTGAGCAGAAGGTCGAATACGTCCAGAATCAGAAGTCCGTCGCGCGTTACGGTATCCGCGAAACCGAGCTGACGGCCTTCGGCTGCGTGTCGCAGGGCCAGGCGCAGCGCCTCGGGCATTACACGCTGCTGACCAACCAGCTTGAGACGGACACCATCAGCTTCAGTGTGGGCCTGGACGGGGTGATCGCGCGCCCCGGGCAGATCGTACGCGTAGCTGACCAGAACCACGCGGGCCGACCCATCGGTGGGCGCCTCAAGAGCGCAACCACCGGCGCGGTAGTGGTGGACGACGACCTGACGGTAGCCGCAGGCGACACGCTGGTAGTCATCCAGCCCAACGGCAAGGCCCAGACCCGCATCATCCGCGCGATGAACGGGCGGACCCTGACCGTTACCGAGGACTTCGACGAAGCGCCGCTGGCCGAATCGATCTATGCGATCGAGACCGCCGAGGTGGTGCCGGAGACGTACCGCATCCTGACCGTTACCGAGAACTTCGGTGACGACAAGCTGCAGTACGATCTGGTAGCCGTCCAGCACAACGCCAGCAAGTTCGCCGCCATCGACAACGGCGCCCAGATCGTCACCCTGCCGACTACGACCCTGCCGAGCTCCGTCCAGGCCAAGCCCACGAATGTGGCGCTGTCGACCTTCGACGCGGTGAAGCAGGGCCTGACCGTGGCCACGATGCGGGTCACTTGGGATGCCGCAAAGGGCGCCAACAGCTACAACGTGTGGTGGAAGCGCGACTCGGGCGACTGGGTATATGCCGGCGTCACCTACACGACCTCGATTGAGGTGTCCGGCATCTATACCGGCACCTACACCGCCCGGGTGTCAGCCGTCGGCGTGGGTAATGCCACTTCGCTGTGGGCCTACTCCGAGCCGACCGAGCTGTACGGCAAAACCGGCGAGCCCCCGGCGCTGGCCAGCTTCTCGACCGTGTCCGAGGTGTTCGGCATCCGCCTGCACTGGGCCTTCCCGGCCGGCGCACAGGACACGCTGTACACCGAGGTGCAGGAATCGGCCGCGTCTGACGGAAGCAATCCAACTCAGCTTGGGCTGGTTTCCTATCCGGCCGTGACCTACCTG